CTATAAAACTTTTACCTCTTTAAGTTGCATTTTTCTTTTTGCTTCAAGTTTTTTGGTGACATGTAAATATATTTCTCTTGTTACATGGCTGTCATTATGTCCTAGCCTTTTGGATATGCTGTCAATATCAACTCCCTGTTCCATTAAAAGGCTTGCGTGCGTGTGCCTTAGTGCGTGTGGTGTGATTTTCCGACCGATAACATGAAGAGATGTTTCTCGTAAATATTTTGCGTACGCATAGTAATCTACGTGTTCCTGAACTGTACCAGGGAACAGGAGATTGCTAAATTGTATTATGTTATCGCTCTGAGATAGCAGAAGGGCATTTTTACAGGTTTTAAGCAATTCATCCTGAATATATACGTCTCGTATAGAATAATCCGTTTTAGGCGTTGTTACGAGGTCATTAATGCAGTCGTAATTTTTAGATACATGGATTTCACGCTTTTTTAAATCAATATCTGATCTCTCAAGGGCAGCAGCTTCTCCAAAACGCAAGCCGGATAAAACAAGAAATTCTGTTAAAATTTTCCATTTTGTAATATTCATTCCATCCAGTAACTTTTTAACTTCTGTTGACTCAAGAAATTTATCCTCAATTTTTTTGCGGTGCGACACATCTTTAAAACGCTCAATTTTATCAAGATATGCAATGCTGGAGATATAATCATTTCGATACCCCCAACGTAGTAATGCTTTGAGCCGTGTCATCCATTCATTCATAGTGCCTGGTGTACGTCCCGTGGCAAGAAAGCGTTCTCGGATATATCTAGCATTAAGGTTTTCAACCAACGTGTCAGCTCCGAGAATTTTCATAATAGATTTACACGCCCCGCAATTTCTTTTATATGTAGATTGCTTTAACGTTCGTAACTGTTCAGAAGCATATAAATCTACAAGTTCTTTTAAAGTTAATTTGGGAGCCTGTGGCAGCAGTGCCTTGTCAATCTTTTCGGACAGTGCAACAGCAGCCAGTTTTCTTGACTGTGCCGTATTTTTCTCCATTACAACAGAGACCCTCCGGGTCTTTCCCGTCATTGGGTCGGTGTAGCGTTCAACAAATTTGAATCCGGTTTTTCTTTCTTCTACCCACATAATCATCTTCCTTTCTTTTTTTGAGTATAAAAATAACAGCCAGCGAGGAACAAGTGTTCCGCTTGCAGACTGTTTCCGAAGATGATACAATATTCATTGGTCGTTGAATGATGTATTTCTTCGGAAATCATTATTCGTCTCCCGGTGTTGGTAGCACCGGGATTTTTTAGTTATATTATTATTTCATCTGCATTTTCTGCATTAATGCTTCTTGAAGCACCTGAGAGAAATTAAGTCCCATAGCAGAAGCAGATTCATTTAACCATTCTGGAATGGTAAGAGTTTTTTTGACAGCTTTGTTGTTATACATCTTACGATAAGCCATTGTATCGCAAGCAATATAATTAATAAAGTCGTTATCAGAAAGTGTAATTTCTGATGGAGCAGAAGGAGCAGGAATTTTGCGTCCGTCCTTTTCGTATCCGTAAAGAACTAGAGCGAGTGCGTCTTCTGCCATTTCAATACCGTCTTCCAGTGAATCCCCACAAGTGTAACAACCTTCCAAGTCAGGAAAATTAATCGAAAAACTTCCATCATCTTCAGGGGTAAAAATTGCGGGATAAGCATATTTTGCCATAACAATTCTCCTTTCAAATATATAATATATAAGACTGGAAAAGAAGGGGACTATTTAAGTCCCACATCTTTCAGAATGTTGTTGAGAGTTCCTGTTGGAATTTCTGCTTTGTGTCTTGGAACTGCGAATTGCTTTCCAGTTATAGGACTGTACCAAATATCATGCCGGCTATCATTCCGAATCAATTCGCATTTCGCTTTCTTTAGCATTTTTAATAATTCCTGTGTTTTCATTATATCTCCTTTCTATGATATTATTATAACACGTGCTGACACGTATGTCAATAAAAAGAAGTGTAAACACGTATAAAATAAACAGAGATACTTTGATAAATTTTTCATATCATTTGAATGAGAGTGATGTTTTGGCGAAGGGGCGGTTTTTATCAATAACATTTTTTCACGAGTTCTATACTACAAAGTGTTTACTACAGGATTGAAAGTTCCATGCTCATTTTCAAACATCAAAATTCCAACAGTTTCCTCAGGGTCTTGAGGATTTTTAACCATTATATTTAGATCAGTAATACCATTAAGGTTTAAAAGCGATTCTTTTGTAACAGTTAATTCAGAAGCAATAGTATATGTAGCATCTTTGCTTTCCTGTAGATCTAAATTAATAGACATACTTTTTCCACCGTCTGAAGTTGTAACAATATAGTTGACTTTTAATTCAGGAAAATCCTGTTGAATCTCAGAAATCATATCTGCATATACAGTTAAGCTTTCCTGTCGTTCTTTTTCTAAAGCCGCTTCTTCTTCCGGAGATTTTTCAGAGGTATCCGAATTATTATCCTGTGCTTCATCTTCATTGTCGGTGACTACTTTAGATGAATGATAATCAGGCGAATTATCATAATTGCTTTCATTTGTAAGTTCACATCCTGAAAATAAGGCTGAACATATTGCTGTCAAAGACAGTATCAGGGTTATAGATTTCTTTTTCATTCCTTCTTCTCCTTTGTTAATAAGAACCGTTCTTTATGAATAACACCACTTATTCATTTATATAATCCCGCGAGGGGTTATATCATTTCTGTAACTGTCAGATAAGGAACAAAGTAAATAACATAGTTATCTACAGTAGTACAGATTCCATATTTACTCTGATAGCAGTTAATGCATTCTTGCAGGTATTCTTCTGTAACATCTAAATAGTCTGCAATTTCATATTGGTTTTGACATCCGGCATTAAACGCCCGGACAATCCCCATGAGTCCGATTAATTTATTGTATCCCCACAAACGAGCCTGTCGTTCTTGCTTGCGGTTTTGTACGGAATTTGTATTTATAATATCACCAACGGATGTGTGGTGATGTCCAAGCTCTTCAGCCAGTGTGCAGGTTTTCTGAATTGTATTCATATCTTTTTTGATTGCTACAGTACCATCACAGTACAATCCTTTTATCCGGTCACTGTGAAATGTATAATCTATAACATTTATACTGTCCCTGCAGGCTTCGTCTTGTAAACATTCGTATGTGTTCATATGCATAACACCTCCCACTACAGCATATCAGCTTATCTGTCCAATAAAAATGTCTTATTTTCTTCTGTTCTTTACAAATGCAGCGAAGTTTTTGATTTCTTCCATTTCATCTTCTGTGTATTCATCACCGTCAAAGTGGGCGGCAAGAGTGGTTGGTTCAGCTTCAAGTCCGAGTAACATATCGGCAGAAACATTTAATGCAGATGCTATTTTTTTAATCGTATCTACATTTGGCTCGCGTTTTCCGCTTTCATATAGAGAATATGTTGATTTTGCAACACCTATATTTTCTGAAAGATCTTTCTGAGATAGCCCAGATTTTAGTCTTGCTTCTTTTAAATTTTCATTGAAGTGCTCACCCATATTTTAGTACCTCCTGTTAATTAAGATTATAGTTGCGTATTGAAAAAGTGTCAATAAAAAAGTTTGCAAAATGAAAAGAAAACTATTGACAAGTTTGCAATAAGCAATTATAGTATAATTAAAGTTTGCGAAATGCAAATTTTGAAACGCGGACTGCATTGGAGCGAGGTTGACAGTTACTGGAACACTACAGTTCCTTTTCTAAATGGGCTGACATTGTGGAGAGGTCATTACCAGTGTAAGTAAAATACAGAAGTTTATATCCGAACTTTTCATATTTTCGGAGAAGCTCAGTCCTATTTTGGGATTGAGTTAGGGCAAAGAGGCGATTTGCAGTCCGCAACCAATATTATAGCAGAAGGGAGCGAAGAGGAATTGTTTAAAAATTTAGATGCTGAGCAGGCAAGACATTCTTACACAAATCAGCGAATGGCAGATATGGTCGGAATTTCAAGAGTATCTTATGAGAATAAGAAAAAAAATGGGAAATTCACTGCACTCGAAGCGAAGAAAATGTGCAAGATATTCAAGGTGAAATTTGATTATCTGTTTGCAACAGATGAAGATGAAGCGAGGTGAGGAGAGATGCAGGAATATATCATAGCATTGCAGGGAATCAGTTATTCTGACTGGGTTAAGTTAAAAGCAGGAATAGACAGAACTTTTGAAATGCAAAAACGCGAATTTGAGAAAAATCTCAAGGTTATCCGTGGCGGTGTGAAAATTCAGAAACGAGATTTAGAAACGGGCGATACAAAACCACAAGGAAGTGCCACTTTGAAAGATACTGCCTTTGACATCATTTCCTTAAATGATAATGCGGTACTGGTTGAGGGCAAGCTATACAAGAAAAATGAAGTGGTAAAGACAATCCATACAGACATTGAGGGTGTCGCTTCTACGTCTGCTGACCTTTTACCTTATGGAAAATTCCGTATCGTTGAGAGTGAAGCTCCAAACGGATATTTGACAGACGGTGCAAAACCGATTGATTTTGCAATCACAGAGAATGGAAAAATCGTTGATTTAACCGACGAAGCCCATTCTATCTACAATCAGATTAAGCGTGGAGATATTGAGGGCGTAAAAATCGGAGCAGGCACACACAAGCGTCTTGCTGATGTTCCCTTTAGGATCACAAGCAAGACAACGGGCGAAAGTCATGTTGTGGTAACTGATGATAACGGGCAATTCTCCACTTCTTCTGACTGGGCTTCTCATAAGCATAATACCAACGCAGGAAAGACCAGCGAGGACGGTGTATGGTTTGGAACTTCTAAACCAGACGACAGCAAAGGGGCGTTGCCTTATGATACCTACATCATTGAAGAAATGCGTTGCGATAGTAACAAAGGCTTTGAGCTTATCCCACCTTTTGAAATCGTGGTATCAAGAAATAACCTTGTGATTGATTTAGGTACTTTGACTGATGAATACGAAAAAGAAATCTCTATCCATACCACAGCGACCAGTAAGGACGGCGAAAAGACAATCCTTGCAGGAAAAGAGGTAACAATCGTTGATACCGTCAAATTAGACGGACTTACAAAAGGCACAAAATATCAGCTCAAAGGCTGGCAGATGTTAAAGGAAGAAAACACCGAGCTTCTTATCAATGGAAAGCGTGCGGTGGCTGGAAGTGCCGTTGCTGGCAAGAGAGCCGAAAGAAAAAATACGGCTTCTAAAGAAAATCGGGGCAATACCACTTCCAGCATGGGACAGCGTGCAGGTTCAAAAGTCGGTGCTGTTTTAGATACGAAAAATAAAGTGAAAGACAAGGCAAACGCTGTCAAAGAGAATATCAAGGATATGCCGACACAGACCGCTTATGCGGTGTATTCCGCAAAGGAAAAGGCAAAGTCCAGCGTGTCCGACTTCAAGCGTGGCATGGTGCAGGAACAGCAGTCCAGACAGACGGGACGCTTGGAAAAGCAGGAACAGCGTAAGAAAAATATCGCTGACAAACGTATGGAGCTTCAAAAGGCACAAGAAGCAAGGCAGGTACAGCGAAAGGCTGACGGATCAGCGACAACGGGAGCTACCCGTCCCCATGAGCGACCAGTCACAGCTTCAACCATTCCAAAGCCGAGTGTTGAAAAAATGCAGGAAGTCAAACGCCCAGCCACAGCTCCAACTCCGAAAGCAAGTGAGCCAGTCAAGACAAATGTTATCAAAGAGCGTCCGTTATCTTCTGGTGCTTCTGATAAGAAAGCACCCCAGCCTACACAGACAGTACATAGGCAGAATGTAGAAAAAGTGGTATCGCAGGAAACACGCCAGAATGACACCAAAGACCGCAGGATAAAGGTTCAGCAGACCCAGAGCGTCCAGAAGAACCAGCAGACCATAGAGAAAACCCGTAACCTTGTAACGAAGAAAGGACAGAAGAAAAAATGAAACTGAAACATATCGCTATCATTGGCAGTCTGTTTCCTATCCTCTTTTCTCTGGTGCTTTTCTTTGGCGTCCTCATTAGTGCGGACAGCGACGACGAGAACAGCAATTTTTCTTCTGGCATTACGGGTATGAACCTATCCGCAGAAGTCTTGAAACATCAGCCTATGGTAGAAAAATACGCCAGAGAAAACGGTATCTCCGAGTATGTCAATGTGTTACTTGCTATCATTCAAGTAGAAAGTGGCGGTACGGCAGAAGATGTTATGCAGAGTTCGGAAAGTCTTGGTTTACCGCCTAATTCCTTAGATACGGAAAGCTCAATCAAGCAGGGGTGTAAGTATTTTGCGTCCCTGCTTTCTTCCTGCAAAAATCAAGGTATCGACGACTTGAATGTAGCGATACAGTCTTATAACTATGGCGGTGGCTATGTGGGATATGTGGCAGGAAAAGGAAAAAAACACACTTTTAATCTTGCAGAGAGCTTCGCCCGTGAGAAATCGGGTGGAAAGAAAGTAACCTACACCAACCCGATAGCCGTTGCTAAGAATGGGGGCTGGCGGTATGGCTATGGAAATATGTTCTATGTGGAAGTAGTCAATCAGTATTTAGCAGTTCCGCAGGTATCGGGAGAACTGGCACAAAAGGTAATGAATGAAGCGTTGAAATATCAAGGCTGGAAGTATGTGTATGGTGGCAGTAACCCGAATACTTCCTTTGATTGTTCGGGATTGACGCAATGGTGCTATGGAAAAGCTGGTATCTCCTTACCGAGAACAGCACAAGCACAGTATGACGCAACCCAACATCTGCCACTCTCGCAGGCAAAAGCAGGCGATTTGGTGTTTTTCCATTCCACCTATAACGCTGGTTCGTATGTAACACACGTCGGTATTCTTGTTTCGCCGACACAGATGTACCACGCAGGCGACCCGATAGGATATGCAGACCTAAGTAGTAGTTACTGGCAACAGCACTTAATCGGTGCAGGACGAGTAAAACAATAGAAAGGACTTGAAAAATATGTTTAAGAAGAATAAGAAACAGACAGAAACTATCAAAGAACCAAAAGAAAAAAAGGTGCGTACTGTCAAGGTAGGCACACATAAGAAAACCGTGATTGCGTTGTGGGTGGTGCTTGTCGCAAGCGTGAGCTTTGGGGTGTATAAGAATTTTACGGCTATCGACCAGCACACCACCCATGAAAAAGAAATCATTGAACTTTGCTTGCAGGACACCAACGGGATAGAAAATTTCGTGAAAAACTTTGCGAAGTCCTATTACACATGGGATAACAGCAAAGAAGCTATCGAAGCAAGGACGCAGGCAATCAGCGGTTATCTGACAAAGGAATTGCAGGACTTAAATGTAGACACCATTAGAACCGATATACCGACCAGCTCCACGGTTACAGATGTGATTGTATGGCATATCGAGCAATCGGGAGCGGACACTTTTTCTGCTACCTACGAAGTAGATCAGCAGATAAAAGAGGGAGAACAGACAAGCAATGTGAAAGCAACCTATACTGTAAAAGTCTATGTGGACGCAGACGGGGATATGGTAATCGTTCAAAACCCTACCCTTGCACCAGCAGTTGAAAAATCAGACTATGAGCCTAAGACACCAGAAGCAGACGCAAGCGTGGACGCTGATACGGTAAATGACGCTACCGCTTTTCTGGAAACATTCTTTAAGCTGTACCCAACAGCGACGGAAAAAGAGCTTGCTTACTATGTATTGGGAAATGTGATTGAACCTATCGGCAGGGACTACCTTTATTCTGAACTGGTAAACCCTATCTTTATAAAGGACGGCGACAATGTGAAAGTCAAGGTTGCGGTAAAATTCATTGATAATCAGACAAAAGCGACGCAGGTATCGCAGTATGAGCTTGTGCTACATAAGGATAGTAACTGGAAGATTGTAGGATAAATGATATAGCGTGCATTTCCTATCAGATTTGCACGCTTTTACAAAACGACAAGAAAACTGTGCAAAAATATTGACTTGTAATGACCGAATGCTATAATATAAATGACAAGTGTACTTGGTATTATTTGAAGGGAGCGTTATATAATGGATAAAGAAAAAATACTATCACAAAACAAAAAAGAGAATCTATATCTTGATGAATACGAAAAACATATTAAACTTCAAGGGAAATCTTTTGGCTTAATGTTTGTTTTATTTATCTGCATTTTAATTCTTTTCATTAAAGCAGTTTGTAAAGAACCTTACTATGACATAATGACAATTATTGGGTCTGTGGCATTTGGCTCTATGGGTTATGAAGCACATATTTCAAAAAATAAATCCAAATTTGTTATTGCTTTATTCTTTTTTCTATTTATGGGGTATTACTTTTATAAATTTTTAATGGTAGGTTTATAGAATGGACGAACATTTAATTTTGCGAAACAGATTAAAAACTGTACGAAAAGAAAAAAAATTATCACAAACAGAATTAGCTGAACTAGTCGGGGTTTCTCGGAATACAGTTAGTTCTATTGAAACTGGACAATTTAATCCAACAGCAAAATTGGCATTAGTGCTTTGTATAGCTTTAGATAAAAAATTTGAAGAATTATTTTATTTTGATTAAAGGAGAGAACGATTATGGAATTAGAGGAATTGATTGTTGAAATAGTTATAGGATTGTTTTTACTTTTTACATCTTATCAAATAGGTATAAAAGAGAATATTACTTTATTACATGGTTATCATTATACACAACTTGACCCTAAAGATAAAAAGGTGTTTACAAAAAAAATAGGAATAGGCACTTTACTGGTTAGTATTGGTATTCTTGTTATGCCGATTATCAATTTAATCTCTCATTCTGAATTAGGCTATTACATAGGTCTTATTTTGATTGTTGTAGGAGTGTTTTATATCATATTCATCATTGTAAAATACAATGGAAAACTTATTAGCTTTAAAAAGTAGAATTGAGGTATGAATATGATAGGACTGAACAAAAGAGATATAAAAAAGGCATTGAAAGCTGGTGCAAAAGCTGGCGGTGTATCATTGGCTGATGTTCGGGCGGATATTGAAGCTACGATTGATGAAGCTATGAATAGCACCGACCCAGAGGTGCAGGCAAATTTCAAAAAGTATTTTGGGAATAAACGCCCTACACCAGAAGAATATATTTATATCATTACGAAAAAGACAAAGGCAAAATTATAATAAAAGGGTCGTGGAAATGCTTCACAAAATTGTGATCTGCATTATCACGGCTCTTTTACTCTCTGTTTACTTTCAAAACTGTAAGTGTAATTGAATACTGCCCTTGCTATAATTTAATTGTATTCCAAAACAAATAAATGTGGCAGGAAGAAAGGAGCGATTTTTAATGGAACACATTTTAAATTTAGAGCAAGTAAAAAAATACTACGGGGGTAACTCTGGAAATATCACAAAGGCAGTAGACGGTATTTCTATGTATGTAGATAAGGGCGAATTTGTCGCAATCATGGGAGCTAGTGGTTCTGGAAAGACTACCCTATTAAACTGTATCTCTACGATTGATACTGTAACCAGCGGACACATTACAGTCAATAATCAAGATATTACCAAAATCAAGGATAAAGATTTTGCTGATTTCAGACGTGAAAATTTAGGGTTCATTTTTCAAGATTTCAACCTTTTAGATACTTTAACGATTGGAGAAAACATTTCTTTATCATTGGTTATCAACAAACAGAACCCTACTGATATTGAGAAAAGAGTTCATGCTATCGCCGATAAATTGGGTATTCGTGATATTTTATCGAAATTTCCTTATGAAGTTTCTGGCGGACAAAAACAGCGTTGTGCTTGTGCTAGAGCCTTAATCAATGAACCGAAACTGATTTTAGCTGATGAACCGACGGGAGCTTTGGACTCAAAAGCTTCCAGATTATTACTGGAAACAATGTCTGAAATCAACAAGAAAATGCAGGCTACTATTTTAATGGTAACACATGACCCGTTTAGTGCGTCTTTCTGTGAACGTATTTTGTTCTTGAAAGACGGTAAAATATTCAATGAAATTTTCAGAGGGGAAAAAAGCAGAAAAGATTTCTTCAATGAAATACTGGATATATTAACCTTGCTCGGAGGTGAAGTGGGAAATGTTAGGTAAGTTAGCGTATAGAAATACAAAAAGAAATATTAAAGATTATTTGATTTATCTGATAACCGTTACTGCATCCTTTTCTCTTATATTTGCTTTTAATTTGGTGGCAAATTCTGATGAAATTGTAAAGTTATGTTCCAGTATGGATGCATTTAAGAATTCATTGTTCGCTGTAAATATTCTTATTATTTTTGTGATATGCTTTTTGATCAACTATACAACGAAATTTATGTTTGAAAAAAGAAGTAAAGAATTAGGAACATATATGCTTCTTGGCATTAAGAAAAAAGAAATTGCCCACTTAGTTGTAATTGAAAATATACTGTTGGGAATTTTAGCATTTGTATTAGCTATTCCTATTGGCTTTTTATTCAGCCAGTTTGTGTCGTTAGTAATTGTAAACTTACTGGGTATTCCAAAAACTCTCTTTATTTCTTTGAATTTCGTTTCTATTGGACTATTGATAATTTATTTTTTAACTATTTATGTTTTGGTTTTGCTTAATCTATTAAGAAGAATAAGTAAAATGACGATACGTGATTTTCTTTATTTTGACAAACAAAATGAAAAGAAAATGTTCCGTGACAGTAAAAAAAGAAATGTCATTTTTGTTTTAAGTATTATTCTTGGTGCGATTTCTCTTTTTCTCTGGAATTCACGTTGTACTATGGATAATTTTAATAAGCAAGAAACACTTACTTATTTGATGGTAAGCGTAATCATGTTGATTATCAGCATTTATGGTATATCTACAACTTGTGCAGATATGTTCTTGACTGTTATCTTAAAATTTTGTATAATAGGAATTGAAGTTAAATTAGATGCTAAAAATTTGTAATTAAGAAGGAGGGATTCGTCATGTTGGTATTCCAAATGCGTAATGTAGATAAAACATCTACTGTTTTGAAACAGACTAAAAACAGTGATTACGCAGATAAATAAATACGTTAGATTAATTCCTACCAGTGACTAATCTTATGACTTTTTAAACAGATAACTAAAATTACAAACAAATCGTTTAACTTCTGTATTTATTTACAGATGTAATCACTTCAGGAGTGATTACATGAACAAAAATATAAAATATTCTCAAAACTTTTTAACGAGTGAAAAAGTACTCAACCAAATAATAAAACAATTGAATTTAAAAGAAACCGATACCGTTTACGAAATTGGAACAGGTAAAGGGCATTTAACGACGAAACTGGCTAAAATAAGTAAACAGGTAACGTCTATTGAATTAGACAGTCATCTATTCAACTTATCGTCAGAAAAATTAAAACTGAATACTCGTGTCACTTTAATTCACCAAGATATTCTACAGTTTCAATTCCCTAACAAACAGAGGTATAAAATTGTTGGGAATATTCCTTACCATTTAAGCACACAAATTATTAAAAAAGTGGTTTTTGAAAGCCGTGCGTCTGACATCTATCTGATTGTTGAAGAAGGATTCTACAAGCGTACCTTGGATATTCACCGAACACTAGGGTTGCTCTTGCACACTCAAGTCTCGATTCAGCAATTGCTTAAGCTGCCAGCGGAATGCTTTCATCCTAAACCAAAAGTAAACAGTGTCTTAATAAAACTTACCCGCCATACCACAGATGTTCCAGATAAATATTGGAAGCTATATACGTACTTTGTTTCAAAATGGGTCAATCGAGAATATCGTCAACTGTTTACTAAAAATCAGTTTCATCAAGCAATGGAACACGCCAAAGTAAACAATTTAAGTACCATTACTTATGAGCAAGTATTGTCTATTTTTAATAGTTATCTATTATTTAACGGGAGGAAATAATTCTATGAGTCGCTTTTTTAAATTTGGAAAGTTACACGTTACTAAAGGGAATGGAGATAAATTATTAGATATACTACTGACAGCTTCCAAGAAGCTAAAGAGGTCCCTAGCGCCTACGGGGAATTTGTATCGATAAGGGGTACAAATTCCCACTAAGCGCTCGGGACCCCTTGTAGGAAAATGTCCTAAGTGTGGCAACAATATTGTATTAAAAAAATCGTTTTATGGTTGTTCAAATTATCCTGAATGTAAGTTTACTTTAGCTGAACATTTTAGAAAGAAAAAACTAACCAAAACGAATGTAAAAGAATTACTGGAGGGAAAAGAAACCCTGGTAAAAGGAATCAAAAACAAAGAGAAAAAGCCCTACAATGCCGTTGTAAAAATTGGGGAAAAGGGATATATTGATTTTATCTCTTTTTCAAAATAAACATAAAAGCCCTTTAAAGAGGGCTTTTATATATTAATCACAAATCACTTATCACAAATCACAAGTGATTAATCACAAATCACTTGTGATTTGTGATTCTTAATGATACAATATTACTATGTTTTAGCTTTAAAGGCTCGTACAGACTATATGTTTTGTGCGGGCTTTTTTCATACCCGAAAAAATTTAAAAAATTTTTCAAAAGAGGTCATTAAATCACACCTAGCTGTCCTTATATGGTGCGGAAAGAGGGATAAACACTTTTCAAATCATAAAGGAAAGGAGGTGAGATTGATGAAACCGTCTGACTTCCAGAAAACAGTTCAATGTCGTTTTGAAAGTTGTTTAAAGAAAGTTGTCCGTAGTGTCGTGAAAGATTATTACAAGGAATTAAACCGTCGTAAGAATAAAGAAATATCTTTCAGCGAATTGCCAGATGTCCTTGTTGATAAAATGGCTGTTTGGGACGACTACGAAACAGATTATACAATCTTTTCAGTATGTGGCATTGATATTCGTGTCCTTGATGATGAATTGGCAGAAGCCTTGAAGAAACTTCCAGAAAGAAAACGCAATACTCTGTTGATGTATTACTTCTTGGAAATGACAGAAAGTGAAATTGCCAACTTGCAGAAAATCACGCAAAGCGGTGTATTTAGAAACCGACATCACGCTTTGGAAACTATGAAAAAAATACTCAAGGAGGAACATTAGAAAATGAAACAGTTATTTAAGAAACCGTCTTATTACTTGATTTCATCAGCTATGGACGGAAACGAAAAAGCGATTGAAAAATTACTGGCATTTTATGACCCTTACATATCAAAGTGCTGTTTGCGTTCACTTTATGATGAATACGGCAATGTTTATATCGTTGTAGATATGGAATTAAAAGGACGTATCAGAGAAGCACTTATCAAAATGATTTTAGGTTTTGATATTGAAGATATGGACTTAGAACCAGAAGAATAAGCAGTTTTTAGCGGAGCATGATTTAATATCCCCCTCTTTCCTGCTCTGCCACCTGCTTTTATATGAAAGCAACACGCTTTCACCACAGCTCTTTGACAACTGAATAAAGCAGACAGATACGTTTGTGAGATGGCGAGCCACGGGGACTGTACGCCACGACCTTTTCAAAAGAAAGCGAGCGACCCACGCAGTGATCCGAGAGCGACTGTTGGAAAAGTTGTTTTGCCACGACCTATCCTCACAGAATAATGATACGTCCGCATGGTGCGGTTCTGCCCACAAGAATGGGAATAGTTGAGATACTAATGGAGCTTTCCAAAGCCGTCTGCCTGCTTGTAAAAAACGACACACAGTAAAGGGGGGTGCATAGATTATGAACAATACTGATGTGCCTATTTGGGAAAAATATACGCTGACGGTTGAAGAAGCGTCCAAATACTTCCGCATTGGCGAAAAGAAATTGCGTAAATTAGCCGAAGAAAATCTTGACGCTGGCTGGGTTATCGTGAACGGCAACCGTATTCAGATTAAGCGAAAACAATTTGAAAAAATCATAGATACATTGGACGAAATCTAATGTCATTGAGCCGTAGATATGGTATAATAAATATAGCGTATCACGGCTCGTTCCATGACGGAAAGGAGCTTTACACTATGTCTAATGTAAAACGAAAAGACAGTAAAAATCGCAATTTGCGTAATGGAGAGAGCCAGCGAAAAGACGGAAGATACGTTTATAAATATACCGATATATACGGAAAGCCACAATTTATCTATTCTTGGAAACTTGTACCGACAGACAAGACACCTGCTGGAAAGCGTGATGATATATCGTTGAGGGAAAAAGAAACACAGATTAAAAAAGACCTTAACGACGGTATCGATACAGCAGGCGGTAAAATGACAGTCTGCCAGCTCTACGACAAGAAGAACAGCCAAAGAAAGAACATCAAGAGGGCTACTGAAAAAGGACGACAGTATCTTATGAACGCTCTGAAAAATGACCCATTGGGTATGAGGGCGATTGATACTGTTAAGCAGTCGGACGCTAAAGAATGGGCTATCAGAATGAGCGAAAAAGGATACGCCTATAAAACGATTGATAACTACAAGCGTTCCTTGAAAGCGTCATTTTACATGGCGATACAAGACGACTGTATCAGAAAGAACCCGTTTGAATTTAAGCTAAGTGATGTTCTGGAAGATGATACGGAGCAGAAAGTTATCCTTACACCAGAGCAGGAAGAACGCCTGCTTGCCTTTATGGAAAAGGATAAGATTTACAGCAAGTATTATGATGAGGTTGTGCTTCTGCTGGAAACGGGACTTCGTATTTCTGAATTTTGCGGACTAACGACGCATATTGATATGCAGAACAGAATACTCAATATAGACCACCAGTTATTGAAAGACAGCGAAATCGGCTACTATATTGAAACGCCAAAGACCAAAAACGGAAAACGAGAACTTCCATTGACAGAACGGGCTTATCAAGCAATCCAAAGAATACTAAAGAACAGAGGAAAGGCACAACCGTTGATTGTAGGTGGTTATAGCAATTTCCTATTCTTGAACCGTGAGGGCTTACCTAAAGTTGCAGGAAACTATGAGGGCATGGTGCGAGGACTAATTAAGAAGTATAACAAGTATCACACGGACAAGTTACCGAACATCACACCACATTCATTCCGACATACTTACTGTACGAATATGGCAAACAGAGGAATGAACCCAAACACCCTGCAATATCTTATGGGACACGCTAACATAACCATGACACTTGGCTATTATGCACACGGTACATTTCAATCTGCAAAAGCAGAACTGGAAAGACTGGCTTGTTAATATCGGAGCTTATATTTACTACTCATTTACTACTTTTGGTTGCATTTTCATGCTGGTAAATGCCAGCTTATGCAAGGTATCTTCCAAAAAGAAAATACCGATAAAGCCCTAAAATACGGGATATATCGGCATTTACCAACTTATGAAAAGATAATCAGAAATTTAGTAAGTTTTTATGGCAAAAAAATCAGGAATTAATTTTGCCGGGTAAGGAACGGGAGCATATTTATGAAGAACTTGATAATAATTTAAGCATGGAAGAAAAAGAACAATGTATCGTGAGAAGATGCATTGGAAACTATAGATATACTGCAATAAATAAGGGTCATAATCAATACAAGATTATTTCGAAAGAACCGATATTGGAAACAACAGGAGATACCAATATAGATAGTATATTGGATGATGTTTTGGATTTTGATTGGAGAAGATTTCTTTGAATGAATTAAGTAAGCTTGATAAAGAATTGATAAGATTATTGGCAAAAGTGAAAGTAAACAAAACTTTTATAGCAAGTGTATATCAGGCGATGGACACACCTGAGAAAAAAAAGGAAATGATTAAATTCCTAGAAGAAAGGAATGATCTTAAAATGTCAGATGTATACTTGAAAGAGATGCAGATTAATAAAAAGATTATTGTGTAGCGACCGTCAGTCGAGAGACTGGTGGTATTTTTATATGTATTTTTCAACGAAGGGAGGTGTGAGTGTGAAGGCGGTGTGCATTAAAAGTTATTACGATAAATGTCTGCATCAGAGTATGACTTCGGGGGATGAACTGGAAGTGACAGAAGAACGTTTTGCAGAGTTGTCGAGCAAAAAGGTTGTTAAAAAGAAAGAAGAAAGAAAAATGCAAAAGTGAAGGAATGGGCGATTCTGATCTCTCAGCTGTGAGTGGAACAGCGTGGAAGCATCCGCAAGGGTGCTATTTTTCTACCCTTTTTTATGGGTTGCAGGGTATAAAGAACAACGGTACAGCCCAATACCGGGAGAGCCGGTATAAAAATCTATGGAGGTAAAGGATAATGGAATGGTTACAGAAAATTTTAGCAAATGCAGTATATGGTGAGGATGGCAAGCTGGATGTGGATGCAACAATGAAAAAAATCAACGAGGAAGCATCAAGGCATATTGTCCCGAAAGAGCAGTACAACTCAAAAGTGAAAGAGCTGGATACGGCAACTAAGACGATCAAAGATCTGAAAAAAGATAATGTGGACAATGAAGAACTTCAGAAGACGATCAAGACCCATGAAGCTACGATCAGACAGTTGAAAGCAGATCACGATAAAGAAATGAAGGACATGAAACTAGATGCTGCGATTTCCAAGGCTTTGAGTTCCAACAACGCAAAACATCCCGATCTGCTGTCGGGAAGGATTGACCGGGCGAAACTGATTTTATCAGAAGATGGTACGGTAAGTGGACTGGATGAGCAGATGAAAGGGTTAAAGGAAACCTATAAAGATCTGTTTGGTTCTGCTGTCTCCGGTACAGAGCCGAACAATCCTGATGTTAAATCAACGGGCAACACTACATTTGATGCACTTGTAAAAAATGCAGACACGATGACTGCCGAAGAAGTGGCAGCACAGTTTGCAGAAATGGAAAAGAAATAAGGAAGGATGATGAATTATGTCAGTACAGAACTTTAAACCGACACTTTGGGAGGGGGCTCTCCTCCATAACTTTCACAGCGTATCAACAGCAGATGCTGTATGCGTGAAGCCGTCAGAAATCAACGGAAATAAGGTTATTTTTAACCGTGTAGGAGCTGGAACTATTAAGGACTACGAAGGAACAATCGAATGGGATGATATCAATACGACACCGATTGAGATGACTTTTGATAAGAAGAAATATTTTGCCTTTTCACTGGATGACTGCGATAAGGCACAGACGAAAGCTGATGTGATGTCTGCAACTACCGCAGAGCATTCCGCATTGCTGGCAGAAACGTATGATAAGGATTTTTACACAACACTTTCTGGAAATGTAAAAGCAAGCCATAAAATTGGATCCGCATCTTCCAAAAAGAAAGTAACACAGGTATCCATTTATGATTACATTGTAGATCTTGGAACGATTCTGAGTAAGGCGAAAGTTCCAAAAACAGAACGATACGTCACTGTTGATGCGGAGATCCTTGGATTGCTGAGCAAAGATAAGCGTTTTACGGATAACCCGCAGGTGCTTGTGAATGGAGTGGTAAATGGGCAGGTCATTAATGGAATGCAGGTGGTTTGCACGGAAGAAAAGCCAGCCGGTATCGTAATTGCTCATCACAAATCTGCAATCGGAGCCGCAAAGCAGCTCGATAAGATGGAAGCAATGAGACTGCAGAGTGCCTTTGCTGATGGTGTAAGAGGTCTGTGTATGTACGGATCAAAGATTCTGCGGGATGACGGAATCGCAGTGCTTTATTATGAAATCGGTACAGCGGCAGACATTGATCCGATTAATGTAAAAGTGGCTAATACGGAATCAGATCCGGTACATACGAAAACGGTAACCGGTTAAGCCAAAAAATCCGAGGAGAAACAGTGATGGAAAATGAAATCTTGAACAGTCTGTTAAAAAGACCGGGACTGGATGCTCAGGTGGAATTACTGGAAGATATGATCCGGGACAGTATGGATGAGATAAGAGCATTGTTAAATTACGAAAAAGAGGAGCCGCTCCCAGAAGGAGTTGCTCCAATCGTAAAAGAACTGACACTGATTCGCTTCAACAGGGACGGAACAGAAGGGATTCAGAGCGAATCCCAAAGTTCCGGTGGAAGCACAACTTATTCAGATGAACTGCCGGATCGAATTAAAAGGATATTGCGAAAATACCGGAGACTGCCGAGGTGATGGAATGTCGATCAACAGAGATATGAAAGAGTGCCGGCTGATAAAAGAGGTTTTTACAAGAACAACGTCAGGTGTACAGCGGAGAGATCGGAAGGTTTCGGGAACGATACAGGCTGCTATATATAAAAAGAATGAATCGAAAATGTATGGATCAGAAGTCTATCTTCAGGCTACACATACCGGAGTGACGAGAAGTCGAAACATCAAAGCAGGTGACCAGCTGGAATCAGACGGTGTGATTTACTTGATTGAAGACTGTAACCCGGACAGCAGGTTGACGAACCTGATATTGAAGGTGATTGAAAATGGCTGATAACAGCGAGTTTTTAAAAAGTATGAGTGATGCTACGCTTAAAACTGTAAATGATATGGAAAAGAAGGTTAAAAGAGCGTGTATGGTTGTTGAGAATCAGGCAAAACAGGATTGTCCTGTTGATCTTGGAATCCTGAGGGCATCCATTACCAGTGAAGTGGAGACTACAGCAGAATCTATCGTTGGAAGAATTGGATCCAACGAAGAATATGCACCATATGTACATAATGGTACGGGAATCTATGCCGTGGAAGGCGGCAGAAAGACTCCGTGGAAATATCAGGCACGGGCAGGAAAATATAAAGGATGGCATATCACAAAAGGGCAGAGACCACAGCCATTTCTTTCTTATGCTCTGCTTTTTAATATGGATAAAATCAAAAAGATACTGGGGGCATGATGAGAATTGATTGAAATTGCTATCAAGGGATACATAGAAAAAGAAATCCCTGAACTGGCAGGGAGATTGTATCCATTACATACTACGGACCTCTCGAAATTGAACGTAGTGTATACCTATACACCGATATCCGGTGGACATCTTAGCCAGACACAGTTGGAACTTAAGGTTATTGACAAAGATTATGACGAGTGCAAGAGAGTTGAGAAAGGGCTTCTTGCCCTGCTAGATATGGAAGAGGATGAATCGTATGTGGTTACAGGCGGGTATAAGTTCCACTCAGAACTGAGTGGAGGTGGTACTTTATTTAACGAAGGGTGTCAAAGATATGAGAATACCCTGTATTTTATATTGAAATGGAGGAAGACAAATGTTATTTGAAGCAGAAGCGAAAGATATTTTGATCGGTGCATGTGATGTATTCATGTATCCATTTACAGGAACGGAAATTCCGGAAGATGCTGTGATTGAGACAGCAGAGCATAGTGTGGGACATTGTTCCAGTGGTTTTACTATTGATTATAAACCGACAAAATATGAGGTGACGAATCATCATGGATCAACAGTAAAATCTTATGTGACCAAGGAAGAGATTTCAGCAAAGACAGGAATTATGAGTTGGGATCTTGAGCGGCTGACATTACTTTCTACTGCTGAGTATACAGTTGAAAAGGAAAAGAAAAAGAAGAAACTGCTGTTTACTGGAAATGGGAAAGCTTTAAAAACAGTACTTGTACGTGCAGTACATGTAAAAGATAATGGGAAAAAACTGAGGTTTACAATGCTTGGTCAGGGAGGATCGGGTTTTTCTCTTGCTTTTGAAAATAAGGAAGTAACGGTGGATGCAGAACTTGCGGCTATCAAAAAGGTGGATGGTTTCCTCGCAAGCATCGAGGAAGAGCTGACCGAGGAAGAAGCGGCAGTGATCAATGTAGTATAGGAGGATATCATGTTAGATTTAGACAGATATGTGAATAATTCGATTGAAGTAAAAATTGCCGGGGAAATTTATGATATCCTTGAGCCGACTCTTGCTGTGAACATGGAAGTAAACAGGATTGAAGAAGATCTTACAGAAGAAAATCTTTTTGAAAAAAGAGTAGATGTGGCAAAGCTTTTTCTTGATCATAACCGGCAGGGAAAGATCTTTTCAAAGAAAGAGATCACTGCAATTCCATTCGAGGGAATTACACAGCTTTTGGCAGAGATTTCTACCATGAGAACAAAGGCAGAGAATGACCCAAACTAAAAATCCCGATCCCTGACGGTAAAATTGGAGAGGCAATCTGTGAAAAATATTTTGCCACAGAGGATTGGGAAGTGGATTTCGCACAAAAAACTTCGGTACTGAAAAGGATCAGTGATTATACAGGATTAAATTTCCGGCAGGTACTTGACCTGCCGTATTCTTACTTTCTTCTTTTGAATCGAGATAGTTGGCTTTACAGTTATCAGAGCTCGGAAAAAGGAATGGAGATTTTAAAGAATCTGTGGAGAGTGCAGCAAACTCAGTCAGATGATGCGGCAGTATCGGAGTTAAAAGAAAGGATGGTGCACAGATGACGGGCGGAATTAAACTCGCACCGCTTATGACAGAGATTAAAGTCAATATTGATGGATTTAAGAATGATATGCAAAAAGCGGCCACAGCAGGAGTAAAAGAAGCAGACAGGATCAGCGAGAAACTTTCATCTGTGACAAAAGCAGGAGAAAAGCTTTCGAAGATCGGTACCGCCATGATGGCAGGACTGACTGTTCCACTGATCAGTGCAGGAACGGCAGCGACAAAAATGGCGGTGGATTATGAGAGCAGCTTTGCAAAAGTCAGTACACTACTGGATGCAAACGTGGTTAATTATCAGGAATATAAGAATCAGCTTTTAGATGCCAGTAGTGAGAGTAAAATTGCGATTGATGAGTTTTCGGAAGCAGTTTACAGCTCCATTTCTGCCGGAGTGGATCAGACGAAAGCGATTAGTTTTACAACAGATGCCATGAAGCTGGCAAAAGGTGGATTTACAGATGGAGCAAAAGCGGTGGATGTCCTTACTACAGCTATTAATGGATATAATTTGAAATCCAGTGATGCAACAAGGATTTCCGATCTGTTGATCACAACGCAGAATCTTGGAAAAACGACGGTTGATGAGCTGGCATCATCTATGGGTACGGTAATCCCCGTTGCAAGTTCCGTGAATTTTAATGTCAATGAATTGTCTGCATCTTATGCCCAGTTGACAAAAAATGGTATTGCTACAGCTGAATCAGGTACTTATCTAAAAGCAATGCTTTCAGAACTTGGAAAAAGTGGGAGTATTACAGATGGAACTTTAAGGGAACTTACAGGAAAAGGATTTGCACAGTTAAAGGCAGAAGGAGTAAGCACCACAAAGATCCTGCAGATGATCAGTGATGAAGCTGGTAAGAATGGAAAAACTTTGAAAGATATGTTCAGTTCCGTAGAGGCGGGATCTGCAGCATTGGTTCTTGCAAAAGGAAGCGGAGCTGAATATAACGAAATGCTTCAGGGAATGCGGAGCAGTGCTGGAGCTACACAGGAAGCTTTTGACAAAATGGATGCGACACCTGCAGAACAGTTGAATGGTGCGATCAATAAATTAAAGAATGATGCTATAAAGTTTGGTGCTGCGTTTGTGCCGGTCGTGACAAAGGTATCCGATAAGTTGGGGGAAGTTGCAGACCGATTTTCAAATCTGTCAGATGAAGAAAAAGAAAATGCAATCAAATGGGGACTTGTGTTGGCGGCAACGGGTCCGGTCATTAAGGTTGTGGGTGGTGGAATTACGACATTTACAAAACTCGCAAGCGTGATCGGCGGTGCATCGAAAGCAGTTGGAAGTACTGGACTCACGGGGAGTATGACTGGATTGTTGGGCATTGCGGTACCCGTGGCGGTAGGGGTTGCAGCAGTAGGTACAGCTTTGTATGTAATGCATGAAAATGCACAACTTGCATCAAGGAAATGCACGGATGCAAGCGAGGATATGTCTCTGATGGAAAAGGTTCTTGCGAAACTGAAAGGAACAGAAACCCATACAAAAGAGGAAATGGTAGAACTTGGATATGTTTATGAGGATTTTGGAGAAAATATCAGCCCGGAATTTCAGGAGGCGGTGGAAGAATCAGCGAAAAAAGTGCAGGACTTTAATGTTTATTTAAGGGAAATAGGGTTTGATAATGTAATATCGCAGGCTGAATCTGCCGAATTTAACCGGAGAGTGAACGAGACCTGTGACGAAGCAATTAAGACGATTCAAGGGAAAAAAGAAGAGGCACAGTTGGGATTGAAAGAACTTTTTATAGCGGATGATCAGGTAATTGATGAAAGTGAACAGAAAGTACTGGATGCTTTGGCAAAATCCAGTGATAAGCAGATTGCGGAGGTAACTACATTAGAAGGTGAGATTCTTGCTATCAAGCAGAAGGCAGTGGATGAAAAAAGGGCATTGAACGATCAGGAGATTGCAGATATTGAGTCGAAGAATGCCCGCATCCGGCAGATTGAACTGGAAGCCGTTGGTGGAACGGAAGAGGAACTGCTGTATGCAAAGAATGAATTTAATGCACGGGCAAAAAATTTAGATGCAGAATCGGCTTCGGAGTTACTTCAGGAGAAGGTGAAAGCAAGAAATGATGAGATTGTAAAAATTAAAGCTTCTTATGATACAGAAATTGAATTGTTGAAATCCAAGTTAGATGAGATGAATGCAGAAGATCGGAAAGCGGCAGAGGAACAGATCAACAACCTTGAGAAAGATAAGCAGGATAAAATCAATAAGCAGGAAGAACTGTATGAAGAGTATCTTGCTATAATCAGAGAAAATAATCCAAATCTGATGGATGAACTGAATAAATTTAGTGGTGAGGTATTATCAAATGCAGATAAAGAATGTAAAGAAAGATTGGATCTTTACAGGGAGACTTATGGGGATCTGAGTCAGATACAGGAAACAGGATTATATACTATATATAATAAGGAATCCCACACATGGAATCAGGTGGCAGCGGTAGTAGATGAAGGAACTGGTGAGATTACTGCGATGTACAGTAACATGGTTGGAGCATCAGCAGGTTGGAGCGAAAGTATGGCAAAGGATGCTGAAAAAATGATTAAAAAAGCGGATGATGCAAGTGATGTGATTGCACAGCTCGTGGATGCAAATGATTATTACGTGGACAGTGCTGGAAATGTGGTTCAGGCGGCTACAGGCATTGCCAGCGAAATGGAACAGGTTACAAAAAAGACGGATGGAAGTCGGGAAGGAATTGTAAAAATCAATAATACTCCGTATAAGATTCAGGTGAATAAAGACGGGACAATCCGATCTTTGTCAGAAATAAAGGAAGCTGCAGATAATGCAGCAAAGCCGAGAACTCTTACCATAAAAGCGGAGCTTGCAGCCGGCATTAATGCAAAGGCAATGTTTGAACGTCAGCAGGCAAGTTATAATTTCAACGGAATTGATAATGTACCTTATGATGGATATCATGCGATCCTGCATAAAAATGAAAGAGTACTGACAGCAGAAGAAAACAAGACATATAGCAATCAGCAGCCAGTAGATTACGGAACAATTCAGTCGATTATCCGAAGGGAAGTATCAAATATTGTAATTGAATTGAACGGTCGGGAGTTTGCCCGTGCAGTGCGTCAGGTCTGAGAGGTGATGAAAAAATGGAACTGTATTATGAAAACTCACGGAAAGAAAGAGTAGATCTGACAAAAGAGCCATATCTTGTAAAGGATATTTCTGAATTATTGGATTATACATGGAAATATACTGCTCAGAATGAAATGATTACAGGTTTTTCAAGAGGAATATGTACAATTCCCCTGTCGGTCAATATTTATGCTGATACAGAGGAAGAATACCGGCTACGGTGTAATGAAATGTATTCGGTATTTGAATATGACATCCTGAATAATCAACGTGGGAGGTTATATTTTGATGGACAGTATATTACTTGTAATGTCATATCGAATAAAAAAGAGGACTGGGATATGGGAATCCTTTTCCGGATCCTGAATCTTCAGATTGTAACAGATCAACCAGTGTGGATTGGTGAGAATCCATATGTATTCCACAGTTATGAAGTTACATCGAAAGATAATAAAAGATATCCAGGAAAATACGGGTATCGGTATGCAAATGGTCTCAGTAATAATTTTGTGGTAAATCCGCATTTTTTTGACAGCAATTTTACATTGAGAATTTATGGACCGGTAACAAATCCACAAGTAAATATCGGTGGGAATGCATATTTGGTCAATATAGCACTGGAAGATGGAGAAAGGTTGGAAATAGATACAAGGAGTGAGACAATCTATAAAATATTAAGAAATGGAAATAAAGAAAATGCATTTCATTGCCGGAAAAAGGGTGTTTACTTTTTTAAAAAAATATCACCTGGAAGACAGGGAGTGTCATGGACTGGGAAATTTGATTTTGACCTGATCATTTATGAAGAAAGGAGTGAACCGCAGTGCGGGTAGGACTTGCAAACCATTCATTTATCAGCACGAATCCAAATGGTCAGGAAAACGGGTATCTGAAAGAAATCCGGGAATTAGATATGGACCTAGGCGATACCAGTGATTTTGAATTGTCTATCAATTCGAAAAGTTGGGATGCTGAAAAATTTAGCTACGGCTGCAGGATTTTCATACCCGATACAGAGTATGGTGGAATCATAGATGATATTGAATCCAATACATCAAAAAAACGAATTATTATCCGTGGAAAGACATGGAGAGGAATGTTGATGTATAAGATAGTAGAACCACCGGAAGGACAGGATCATCTGATTTTGAACGGGGAACTGAATCAAGTGTTGGGGGATCTTGTGGGAGATCGTTTTGACGGTCTCTTTTTTGTTGCCAAAACAGATACTGGAATCACAGTGAAAAATTGGGAAGTGAGCCGTTACGTGACATTGCTTGATGCTGTTACGGCATTGCTGAGTGCTTATAAAAGCAGGCTGCAGATCCAGTATATTGAACCGGAAAATCTTGATTATGGATATGTGGAGGTAAGTGCAGTTCCAATTCGAGACTATTCTGATGAAATAGAATATTCCGGAGAGGGAGAGGTAAGGGTCACGGTCAGGGATTACAGGGGTGGAGTCAATCATCTTGTATGTATTGGTGAAGGGGAGAATATAGAAAGAACTGTAGTACATCTATACGTTCAGAAAGACGGGACAATCGGGAAGACCCCTTATTATGTGGGAAAAGATGAGATTAGTTCTGTGTATAATTATACAAATGCTGACGCAGAAACATTGGAAGAATACGGCATGAAACGGTTGGAAAGTCTTCAAAACTATAAAACCTGTTCAATCACAGTAAACGATGCGGATCTTGATATAGGAGATTTTGTATCAGGATATGATGCAGTAACGGATACAACGGTAAAAAAACCGGTTATACAAAAAATATTAAAGGTAAAAAGTAGTGGTACGTCAACAGTTGAATACAAAATAGAAGGAGATGACTGAAATGGGACTGAAAGGAATTACCGTGAATACAGCGGCAGAAGCGGAAGCACATATTTATGCAGAAGATGATGCGGCTATCTATCAGAGCATCTTGGGAATGGATGCAGTGGCAGATATCGGACAGCAGTGTAAAGCAACGGTGATCAGTAATAATAAAATACGGGTGTCAGATGGGGTGGTAGTGGTTGGCGGTCATGTAGCCAGGATTCCTTATGGAGAATATGAAGACTGTGAAATCGCAAACGGACAGACCGGAAAGAACAGAAATGATCTGATCGTGGCAAGATTTGAAACAACCGGATCAGGTGGTGTGGATAAAATGACTTGTAAAGTGTATCAGGGTACAGCGGGAAGTACGGCAGCAGATCCAAGTATAACGCAGGACAACATCTACCAAAACGGAAAGGTGAGAGAGTTTCCATTGTACCGTGTCCGCATCGAGGGACTGAACATCGTAGCAGTAGATCAGCTGTTCACGGTGCTGCCGTCAATGGCTACGATGCAGGAAGACATGACCCCGTCCACGGAAACACTGAAATCAGGAGTGCGGCTGCAGCGGATGGGAAAGTTAAGAATCCTGAATCTTGTGGACACCAGTTCCGCAGCAGACGGAACAATCGTTAATCTTGCGGTAGGTGACCGTCCGGCAAATTACGTTTTTGCACCGGCAATAGTCAGAGGACAGACCTATCCGGACTTTTTCATCTCTGTAACACCGGCAAGCATGGGGACAGGAAAGGTAGGACTTTTCCGTGGAGCCAACGTGCAGATGCAGTATGATGGGTATATCTGCTCACAGATTGCATGGCTAGTAGATTAAGATTGGGGAGGTGAGATCATGAAACTTACATACAACGATGGAACAGATCTGCAGATCCAGTCGGCATCCATCCAGTGTGACGGCACACTGCTGATCAAGACCGTATCAGCCACGGAAGAGGATCTCCGTGGAATGTTCGGGGACACTCTAAAAACTAAGAAGATGGTCGTTTCTGAGCGTAGTCAGACAGTCGGAGAATATGAGGGGTATACCACTCTTGAGGGAATCACCAAGTACACAGCCGGTATTATAGGCATTATTCTGTCGAGGCCGGGTGAAACAGTGGCAGAAAAGATGGACGCACTGATTAAAGAAAATTTTGATCTGAAAGAACAGATGGAAATGTTGAAAGGATGCATCTTGGAAATGTCCGAACAGGTGTATCAGTAAAATGGTAACTCTATTAACCAATATATTCATATTAATGCAAAATGCAGGAGGAAAAGAAATGATGGCAATGTTATGGGCACAGCAAATTATGATGGGAAAGAAGACGTATGGACAGGTTCCGAGACTGCTCAAAGAGAAAGTCCGGGAAATCCTGGAGGATTCCGGTATGGCGGAGCTTGTAAAAGAGGATGAAGAAAAAGCATGAAGATAAAAGTAGTAAATCAGCGGCTCTATCTTGAGCCGCCTGAGACAGCAGAGGGGACAAGGGAGTATCTGAAAGCAGAGTTCAGCTTTTCAGGGGAATGGGATGGAATGACAAAGACTGCTTTCTTCCGGGGAGCAGGTAATACCTATTCACAGCTGTTGAAAGATGATGCTTGTACCGTGCCAGCAGAAGCTCTTGCCGCACCTGGTCGGGTCGGGGTATCAGTATCCGGGACACTGGGCGAGACGATCACGGCAGAACAGCTGGCTACAATCCGAGATGGAAGCTTCAAGGATTTGTATGTTGGTGATTACTGGGAAAAGGATGGGGTGAAATATCGGATAGCAGACATCAATTACTGGAAAAATGTAGGTTATCCGGAATCAGAAAAAGTACAAAAACCCCATGTATTAATAGTCCCGGACACCATATTAGGGAGCGGACAGATGAATGCGAACAACAGTACAGCGGGCGGCTACAGGAACTCGGCGATGAAAACTGCACGGTTAAACCAAATAGCAGACTCACTGCCGGACACATTTAAAAATATACTGATATCACATAGGATGTTTTCTGATGGATCCTGGGGAAATACATCTGTTGATCTCATGAATGAAGTAATGGTGCATGGAACCTATATCTGTACTGACAACAATAATAAGCAGACATCTGATACACAGCAATTATCATTGTTCCGATTATGCCCGGAATTGAAAAGTATCGGACAGAATTATTGGTTAAGAAATGTAGCAGGATCACAGACATATACCTTGATATCGCAATACGGAGATGCTAGCAGTGATATGGCTACAAGCACTTACGGGATTCGCCCGGTATTTGCGGTAGGATGAAAGAGAGGAAAGTGAGGAATATGAAAAAAATGGACAAGTTATTTAATGAAATCAGCATTGTATTTGGATTCCTGGGTGGAGTCCTTGCGTACTTTTTAGGAGGATGGGACGTACTGCTTAAGACAATCGTGTGTCTTGCAGTGCTGGATTATGTCACGGGAGTGCTGAAAGGAATTTACCTGAAGCAGCTCTCATCCGAGACAGGATTCCGTGGACTGCTGAAAAAGATCGTGATGTTTATCGTGATCGCTGTGGCTTACCTGATTCAGATGCTGATCGGTGGCACGATTCCACTCCGGGAAGTGGTTATTACATTTTACATTTGCAACGAAGCGTTGAGTCTGCTGGAAAATGCAGCGGTATTTGTTCCGATCCCGGAACGGCTGAAAGACGTACTTTTACAGTTGAGAGATTCAGATAAGGAGGAAGAATAATTATGGCAACAATTAATGTAGTAGACGTATCGTATCATCAGGGAACTATTAACTGGGAGAAAGTTAAGGCGGCAGGATATCATGCGATCATCCGGTGTGGTTACGGGGATGATCTGACTTCCCAGGATGATAAGCAGTGGAAGAGAAATGCAAATGAATGTACCAGACTGGGGATTCCGTTTGGTGTTTATATTTATTCGTATGCAAAGACAACTGCACAGGCAGAGTCAGAGGCAAGACATGTGCTGAGACTGGTGAAAGGATATAAACTGTCGTATCCGGTATTTTATGACCTGGAAGAATCAGGAACACAGACAGGTGCGGTTGACCGTATGAAGAAATTTGCTGCACTGATCGAAGCAGCAGGGTATAAGTGCGGAGTGTATTGTAATAAATCATGGTGGGATAACTACTTAAGTTCACTGGGGACAAGATATCCACTGTGGATCGCACGCTATAATAGTACACTTGGGATGAAAGCCGATATGTGGCAGTACAGCTCCGATGGAAGTGTTCCGGGCATTAGTGGACGGGTAGATGTTAATTATTGCTATCGTGATTTTCCAACTGAAATCACAGGAACGAGCAAGCCGTCACAGCCTGCATCCAATCCCAGTGCAGTCGTGCCGATTGGAACAACATTACAGCTTGTAGTAGATACGCTGTCAGGTAAGTATGGTAATGGCGATACACGCAAGGCAAAGCTTGGCAGTCGATACTCCGAGGTGCAGACCTTTATCAACCATATCGCTACTGCATCAGCATCCACGCTTGCATCGGAAACAAAGGCAGGAAAATATGGCAACGGTGATACCCGCAAGATGGTTCTTGGAAAACGGTATGCAGAAGTGCAGAAAGTAATCAACGGAAGTGGATCAGGATCATCTGCCGTGTACTATACGGTAAAATCGGGTGATACCCTGTCAAAGATCGCAGCAAAATACGGTACAACCTATCAGAAGATTGCAACGCTGAACGGCATCAAAAATCCGAATAAGATTTATGTTGGTCAGAAACTGAGAGTGAAATAAGACCACCCCGGAGCAGTCACTCCGGGGCTGAATATTGTATCATCTTAAGTGGGGGGCAAATAGGGGGCAAGTTATTATATTTCAATGTTATGTTATTACATTAATATATAAGGAAAAGTAAAAATTTGCTGGAATATTATACTTCCTTATTATATAGCGAACGCCCCTAGACAGCTTTGAACTTAATCCCCGGAAGTGCCTATAGATGCGGTGTTTCCGGGGATTTTCTTATTTATTTCAGCAGATCTGTGATACAGATCTGCTGGTCGCCATAGATTCAAGCAGGAATCTTGTCATCAAAAGAATAATGATTGAAGTAATTTCCCCATAGCTTTAATAGCAGTTTTTACAGGGCCTTGATTTTCCGCTTTCTGCGACAGAACCATTGTAGATGGTTTTGGAACGACTCAGACTCGGACAGTTAGGAGTTGAGTGATAAACTTCTCCGTTAGGAGTCCAGTATACAATTCCACCGATATCTGCCTGACTCTGTTGTTGTGATTCCGCTTCTTCAGCCGCCTTTTTAGCGGCCTCTTCTTCGGCAGCTTTTTTGGCAGCAGCTTCCTCTTCAGCTGCCTTTTTAGTGGCCTCTTCTTCGGCAGCTTTTTTGGCAGCGGCTTCTTCTTCGGCAGCTTTTTTGGCAGCGGCTTCCTCTTCAGCTTCTTTTTTTGCCTGAGCCTCGGCAATCGCTTTTTTATCTTCCACTTTTATTACCAGTTTATTACTTTTTATTCCATTATGTTCAGCCTGGATTTTGTAAGAGCCAGTAGCAGAAGCGGTGAAAATAATGTTTTTATCCGAGATAGTAATATTTCCACCGGAGCATTCAAAATCGTTTTCAGATAATTGGTAGTCAGCAGGAGTGGTTGCTATATTTATATCTACTTCTTCATTAATATCATATGTTCTGTTTGTGCTGGCCTGTAGAGAAATTTTCTCGAGGTTGTCTGAAGAAAATCTGCCTGCAATAAAGCAAAAAAGAATGAAAACTGTAACACCCCATTTAACAGGCTTTTTCCAATCGGTATATTTCCACATGAGAAACAAACCGACAGGAAAAAATAAAATTAATAATGCAATGATCCATACTGTTTTCTGATACCATTTTTTCCCTGAATTAATATTTTGAGAATAATTTTGTGACATTGTTGGATTTCCCCCTTTTTTCCTTTTGTAAAAAACCGTTCTCTTATAAAAAACCTCCTGTTTTTTAGATACCTATTACTTTTGATTATAGTAATGTGTGGAAAAAGTGTCAATGATTTGTCGATACGGGGACAGCATATTGCCTCTGTCTATACTGTTGGTGCGGTGGAACGATGATAAAAATATACAATGTAGTCTATTCTTGTAAATACCATGTTGTTTGGTGTCCTAAGTATAGACGCAAAATCTTAACAAATGGAATAGATACCAGATTAAAGGAACTTCTCCTTGAATATACTGCAAATATTTCTGTAGACATCATGGAAATGGAAATCATGCCGGACCATGTACACATACTCATGGAAGTGGCCCCTCAGTTTGGTATTCACAAAGCAGTTAAATCATTAAAAGGATATACGTCCAAAGTTTTGAGAAGTGAATATCCGTCATTAAAAACAAAAATGCCATCAATTAAACGTTAGGTTGTTGCAGACTCATCTACAACAAAGGTCTTGCTATGCGTAATGAAGCTGATCAGAATGGCAATAAAATTGGCTATTCACAGACTTCTGCAATGCTGACAGACTTAAAGAAAAGTGATGATTTTGCATTTCTTAAAGCGGTAGATTCTATTACTTTACAACAGTCCTTGCGTGACCTTGACAGAGGTTTTGTAAACTTCTTTCAGAAACGTACACCGACGAATAAATATTTTGGTGTTCTGAATGTGAAATTTGAACCACAGCAAATAGGTTCTGCATCGTGGTCTAAGTTTTTTGATATGTTGTTCTATAAATCTATTTGGTATGGGAATGACATTGTAAAAGTGCCTACAATGTACCCAAGCAGCCAAACATGTTCCTGTTGTGGATTTAAAAATCCACTTGTAAAGAATCTTGCAATCCGTAAATGGGAGTGTCCGGAGTGCCATACAAAGCATGATAGGGATACCAACGCAAGTATCAACATACTGGATAAAGGACTGCAAATGCAGTCAGCATAGTAAACATAAAACAATAGAACATAGGAACTGCACCGTAGGGCATACGGGAACAGTATAATCTAGCTTGTGGACACTGTGTAAGACATTGAGATACCGAATGGTATCAGCCAATGCAGTAGTGGTTGAAGCAAGAATCCCCCTGCTTTAGCTGTGGGGAGTGTCAAGTCGGTCAGAAACTCCGGATAAGATAAGCAGATCCCCGGAGGAGTCCGGGGAGAGAAAGCGTATGCTCAGCAGGTTACACAACCTGCAAAAAGAAATTTCACATTTTGTTGCACACGCAGATAGTGATAGCTTTCTTTATGGCAGGATGTTATACTAAAGAAAATCAAAGGTGTTTCCTGAAAGAGCATAAGTTACTCGGAAAGGGAAAATATGGAATATGAGAAAGTGGAATTGCTGGGACTGAAGGATACGTTGGAACATTTACTGGATTTTATCTGGAAAATGGAGACGAGTCCACCGTATTTTTATGGGATTTTTGACAGGATGAAGAATAATATCGAATTATTCTTATGCGTGCAAGCAGAGGATGTGGAGTATCTGCTTGAGATCCTGGACAGGGACTGGAAAGAGGCAAATCGGAAACTGATCGGGATCCAGTATTATGATGTCCGGGAAAATAATCCTTCAGTTGACCTGGAAGAGTGCTTTTATCTCTCAGGTATGATCGCAGAGATGAGCCGGTTCTTTGAACGGAATGAAAGAAAGAGGCGGGAGAAAGCACTGTATCAGAGATGGAGAGAAGAAAGAGAGGATGAGGAGAATGCCATCATTTTTGGATGATATTTCCAGCTTTTACGGAACAGGTGAGAAGAATGAAAAAGGACAGACGCTGGAAGAATTTCTGAAGGAGTATGATCCGTATCAGTATAAAAATCCCTGTGCGACGACGGATATGGTCTTATTTTCTTATGCAGGTGAAAAGCCGGATACGGATGCATTAAAAGTACTTCTGGTCTGCAGGAAGAATCATCCAAGTATCGGATATTGGGCATTGCCCGGCGGATTTGTGGAATTGTATGAGAATCTGGAAGATACGGCACGAAGGGAACTGGAGGAGGAGACCGGGGTGAAAGGACTTCCGGTGGAGCAGTTTGCCTGTTATGGAGATTATCAGAGAGATCCGAGGGCAAGAGTGATAACGACAGCTTATTTTTCCCTGGTGAATGAAAAAGAAGTGCGGGTAAAAGCAGGGGATGATGCAGCGGATGCGGCATGGTTTACTGTGAAATTAAAAAAAGGGGAATCGAGGGATGTCACGACGGATGCAGCGGTGATAAAAAAAGAAGATTTTTCACTGGAACTGGAAAATGAGGATCGAGGGCTGAAGATCGGGGCGGTGATCTGCAAAGAAGAGCGGCAGGGGCTGGTAAGAGAACGGAAATATAAAGTAAAAGAAGGCGGAATGGTCGCAGTAGATCATGCAGCGATTATTACGCAGGCATTGGAAGTGATTCAGCAGAGAATCCGAAAAAATTCTTGTACTTGTGGATAG